CAAGAGCGGATAATGGCTTTTGGAATACCAATCAAAGATATGGATTTACCGGAACACGTAACTCCGATCAAGAATTTAGCATTTAGATTTATAGAAGACAGGAAAGTATTAGATATACATCAAGTATCATATGGAGAAGGAGAACATTTGTACTATTTGGAGGATTTATTCTATATATGTGCATCGAGGACTAAAAATCCGAAGGTGGAAGCAGCACTCAGGAAGGCTAATAAGATAGCACATAGATATTATAATCATGTCAGAATGAATAAGAAATTAGAAGATTGCTCTTTTGAAGATATTATAGACGTGTATAATGCTATATTTGCAGAGAAGATGAGTTTAGGAGAAATGGAAAGAAAGGAAATTAAAACATTGTTTGATTGTTCGAAATATTTAACTGACGAAGAAGTCAAAGAAATGAAAATACAGAGTTTGCAGGAGCTAACTGTAAAGACTGCGAGTGATACATTTTCAAGTATCACTAACTTGAGGGAGGCCCTCAAGCGAAACACTGTAAAATTTGCCAAGAAAGTTAAAGAGTTTTTGTGGAGACATCCATGGATAGTACCGGTAGGAATATTAGCTGGTACCTTGTCAGTAGTTGGAGTAGTGGCGACAGCCATTAAGTCTAATAATAGTCAAGGATATGGATCAGGATCAGTACACAAATCTAATTTAAGATATCAGTCAGTTAAGAAGCGAACACAAGAAACTAAAGGAACGTTTAAGAAAGCAGAAGATGTAGGACAGATGTTACACGATATGGATGAAGGTGACGAAGTAGCATATAGATTTAATATGCATGATAACATGGCAGATGATATAACTAGATATTCGATAGTACCTAATGTGTACCAATTGAGATGGTTGGATAAGGATATGAATGAAGATTCAGGAAGTGTTTATGGAACATTTTTAAAGGATAGAGACCTTGCAACGGTAAATCATTGGTATTCTAGACGACCAGCAAACGGTTATCTTCGAATGACAGGTGTGAAAGGAGTTATATTAATAAGTATGAAGGATCATGAATACTGGAGTAATGGAACAGATTTAGTTGTGATTAGAATAGCAGATAAGAAGTGTCCATTACATAAAGATATTCAAAAGTTTATAACTCCAGAGAAGTCCTTAATTGCAGATCTAAGTAATGTGATAAGAGTTAAACCGGTTCCTGGTCAAGCTACTATACTTGCTGCATCTTATGTGACAAGACAGGAAAATGCTACGATTAAGTATAAAGGACCGAGTGATGAGATATTGGAAACACCAACTTATTTGCGATGGAATGGACCAAATGCTGCAGGAGACTGCGGATTACCATATGTGATTTATAACACACATTGTAAATCAAAATTGTTGGGAATACATGTGGCAGGAAATATGTACTCAGGAATTATTATGCCATTGTATCCTTATGAAGATACAGCTCAAATGTATGTAGGAAAGGAAATAAGTTTACCGGATAGAGTAGAAGTGGTAGGTAAAGATAATAAGAGAAGACCTGTTATGAGTGACAGTAAGATGATACCATCTGTGTTACATGAACCACTCAAGTTATTGGGTGTTCCAGACAATTACAGGCCAGCGGCTATGAGACCGTTTATTAATGATGAAGGAGTAAGGATTAGCCCACTTGAGAAAGGATTAAGTAAGTTTGGAAATGATGTGTTACATTTGAGTAAGGATAAATTAGAGTTGCTAGATGAAATTAAGGAAGTTGTCATTACAAAATTACCGAGAAACATACCCCCTGTATTATTAAGTTTGGATCAAGCAATAAATGGAGTTCCAGAGTGGAAACATAGTAAGAGATTGGTGTTGTCAACATCACCAGGAGATTATTGGAAAGAAAATATGCCAGGTTCAAGTGGTAAATGGAAATTGTTCAAGTGTGAGACATGTGGAAAGGAACATTGTGAGGAACATCATAGAGTGGTCCCAATTCAAGCTTTAATACAACGTTTAATGGATAATATGGTTAAAGTTGCATTAGGCGGAAAATGGGATCATAAATTTAGTGACCACATTAAGGATGAATTGTTGAAAATTGAAAAGGTCAAACAAGGATCAAGTAGAATATTTTCAGCTGCCGAAACAGATCTAATAATTTTGGCCAGAATGTTACATCAGGCTTTTATAGAGCTAATGTCAAGTAACCCAACAACTAGTTTTTCTAGTGTAGGGATTAATCCACATAGTCAAGAGTGGATGATGCTCTATAAAAGATTCAAAGAATCAGCTCATGGAAGACAATTACCAGGAGATTTTAAGAATTATGATGGGAGTATGCAGGAGGAAGTGACAATGAAAGCAGCAGAAGTAATAGATGAATGGTTTATGAGAAGACCAAATCAGAAAGTTACGTTTGATAAATGGTTAAGACAATTAGTGGAAGATGCGAGAAAGTTAG